ACCTGAGACAGTAGACAACTGAAAAGCTACGCGCCAAGCACGAGTCTCTTCACTGAATTCCCTAGTAGCCCGTATAAATTGTCGCCGAGCAACAAAGATAGGTACTTCAGGAACTGCTGCCAGTACGTCAGGAATGATGTCTGCAATATCAGCCATTAAGATCTCCTGGGTTCTACTTGCCGATCAATAACATCTTTTTGTCCAGTGCCCAGCAAAAATGCTCTATAAAATGCCGTAGCTCGTCCAAGTTCAGGTGAAGTATCCTCAGTGTCTTTGCTAAAAGCACGATACGAAAGATAATCGATTAGTGCGTCAGCATACATATCATCTATGATTATATTACCAGTCAATAAACTATCGGCTGGTTGAGCTCTATAAAGAACTTCTATAGATGTATTAGCAGCTTGCGGCGGATAAATCTCAAATTCTTTTGGGTTACTTTCTTCGTAAAAGAAATTCTCAGCAACACCATTTGGATCTGCGCGCCAAGTACTCTTTAATACATCGACGATGGCATAGTCAGACTGCACAATAGACCTACCAGTAGACACATCTTTTATTACATCAATAAGCGTAATTGCATCAGAAGGCAAACTCTGTACCGTACCCGCAACTGTCGATATATTAGCGCGAAGCGTATAAGCATCTGTAGTTACACGAGCGATGACCCTCTGACCATCATTCATCCATTCTAAGAGTTCAGACTCTTTCCAACGAATATGCTCTTCGTCATTCAGTAGTGCTGATACTCGGTTCAGAATGCTTCTTGTCGTTGTCGCCATCTTGGTCTACCTCATGCATAGCCTCTTCAAAGGCCCGCCTCACATCCTGATTAGTGAATCTGCAGTCTACTAGTTTCTTAATTGAGGCCGCACGTGGTTGCCCAACTACTGTGAAATCATTGGGGTCAGCCTTAAGGATAAGCGTTTTGCACGCTTCAATCAGCTTTTTTTCTTTCGTCCCTGGTTTCTCAGGCTCCTGTATGACCTTAAACTCCAGCGGATCTTCAGGCACTAATCCTGCAGCAATCGCAGCCGTGAAAAAATTTTGGTGCAGTTTCTTCGATTCTCCAGCTTGGAAATTCGCACACATAGAACCATTGTCAGACACAACTCTAGTAGGCACAGTAGCAGTAAATGTAGCCATTATTGGCTTCTCCGGTATTATCAATTCCATGATAACTTCTCCGAGTCAAAAAACCCCCGTCCATGAGGACGGGGGAAAAGTACCTGTAAAGAGCGGGGGAGCTCTTATTTACAGGGCCGTATCTACGCGAACCAGACCAAAATCCTCGTCTGAATCACTATAGATACTGTTAAACACAGGCTTCAGCAGACCAAAGATCTTACCAATTGACACACCGTGCTGGTTGCCATAGTCAAAATCTTCTTCGTCCCAGTACGGAAGCCCAATATCTGCCATACCAAGTGCTTGCGCGCCGCAGAACAGAACAGCTTGTCCGTCAACGTTACCACCTGCACCCCAGAGACTTGACGAATATACATGACGGAATTCATGAATAATCAGTCCGTCTTGCGTAATCATCGAGCCACTGAACAGTGGGTTCTCAGTACCACGAACTCCCGCATTCCGCAGGTTAGCCAAGAAGTCTGTATCTTGCTTCAACTGCGCAATACCTTGCGGAGTCATGAAGACATGATAAAACTCTGTGCCACCTGGGCCTTTGATGCCGCGAACGTACGAATCCTTCATCCAAGCTTTTACTTCGACCAACATAGGCCAGGATGGTGTATCTGCTGCAGCAATGGCGCTCGTATCGCCTGTTGACAAGCCATTCGTCGCATCCCACTGTCGCCACCTACCTGTCGAAGGTGCCGTAACATCACTGGCAAACGACAAATCATCAAGGTTTCGTCCAGCCGGGTGGACTGGTCGCGTTGCACCATTATTGGTATCGGTGTAGTTAACACCTGTCATGGTCAAGAACACCATCTGATCAATACGATCAGCCAGCCAATAAGCCAGAACATCTTTTGACGTACCACGGAAGTTAACAACAGACCGCTGATCAGCCATACGACCAGCAAGGCGGTTAGCATTTCGCAGCTGATCAATTTGAATGACCGTGTCGAATGCCTTAATGGCCTCTTCGTTGTTCTCCATGGTGAAATCACCTACAACGCCGTCACCTTCAAGATCCGCAACAAGTGTGAGGACAGCTCGATCACCCTTCTCACTTTTCGTGAGTTCAGTGATCCGCTGAATCATGCTGTTAGGGCCTCTCCCAGTAAACCGCATTGTAAATGACGCATTCCGAGCCGCCATCCACAGATCACGAGACCATACGGTCTTCTGCTCTGTGGTGAGGGTCGTAAAGTTTGTAAGCGCCATTAGTAAAACTCCAATTGATTAATGGAAAATCGTAGTTATCGGACTACTCAACCGAATAACAGCATCTCCCTGCTGAGGGGCCAAGCTCTGACACGGCTTGGTCGCGAGTGCTAACTGTACTCATAAAAAAGGCGGGGCTTCAAGCCCCGCCAAAATCACCACACGTAAAATCAACCAGTATAAATATCACCGCGTAGCCTACGTTTCGTAGACTCAGGCAAAGCTTCGAAATCATCGTCAGGCATAGCCATTACATCTACGTTTGCCTCTTCCGAAGTACCTGGTGCTCTGCTATCAAGGTCTGGGGGCTGATCCTCAGCCATTTTGGTCTTTTTCTTAACATCAGGCTGTTTAATCTTAACGACGTTATCAGGTGTTTTTTCCTCAATTTCTTCCGTAGGCGCGTCCAAGTCATAAATCTTAGCAACCACTTCTGAAGCTTTCTGCAGAGCGGCTACAGATGTATATCTGCCTGATTTTGCATATCCTACGTAAAGATCCAGCAATTCCTCACGTGCTGGCGCATTAAAATTTTCATCAGTTTCACTGAGCGTCGGATACAGATCTTCGATCTTGGCACCTGCTTCTTCAAAAGTTAGCGTTTGTTTTAACTTCGTGTCACCTTCAGCGGCAAGTTTATTTGCTTCACGTAAAGTTTCTGACCTTTCAGCGCTACGAATCTCAGCTCTAATACGAGAGTATTTATCCTGATCCCCTTCCAAAATCGCGTCCATCGCTTCTTTTTCTTTAGCCGCGTAATCGTATGGTTCCGGCTCTGGCGCACTCTTTTCCTCTACTACTGTGTCAAGTTGTTCCTTCAGGCTCTTATTATCAGCTTCCGCCTTTTTCATGCGGTCGTTGACTTCATCAAACCGTTTCTTAGGAATACCCGGCTCGTCTTCTAATAGCTTGGGCTCCGCCTCGGGCTCGGCCTCTTCTGGCGTTTCCGCTTTTGGCTCATCTTCTTCACTTTCCGCTTTTGGCTCATCTTCCTTTACCTCCTTTTCTTCCTCTTCCTCTTTGTCTTTCTCGTCAACAACCGGCGTAGGATCTAGTTCCTGCTCTTTAAACAGCTCAGCTTCCTCAGCTGTCGCAGGTGGGTGTGTTTCTGTCGTGGATTTTGTCGTTTCGTCCTGGATATACTCCATATCTGACAAATCATCTTCTTCGCCGCCTATGAACGGATCGACAGCCTCTTCCTGTACCTCTGCCTTCGGCTCTTGCTTATCAGACTTCGCTTTCTTTTTAGCCATTATGTTCTCCTACCGCTGCCATTGGTCACGACTGGCCTCGATATAACGTCCAGCTCTTTCATTGAATGCTTGGTAACTTCCTGCATCACCGTTGTATCGCGCTTGTTGCGTGCATGAAGACTAGCCAACTGTAACTTATTATCAAGGTTATCATAGAACATCTGCAGCTTGGACTGCAAATCACGAGCTTTGTCTCTAGCTTCCAAGCCAAGCTCAATAGCTCTTTGCTGTGCTTCACCACGTAAAGACTCAGCTTTGGCGAATTGCTGCGCAGCTCTGGCCTGTAGTTCCTGAATCTGACTCTCAAGCTTGCCAGCTTCAAGTTCCTGCGTACGAAGCTCAAGTTCAAGCTGTTTCTGAGCAATAGCAGCTTCTTCAGGCGTAGGCTCACCAACTCCTTGTAACCTGGCGACACGATCAGCAATTTCGTCCTTATCATCAAGCGGTGAATGACGAATAACCACGTCGTCGGGTATCTGAACACCAGCCTCGCGCATCTGTAGCGCCGTAGCAAACTGATGATCCTCGAAGTTGTCGCGTGAAGGCCGCGAACCAATAACTATGTCGTACTCACCAATAGTAACGTCGTTGACGATTTGTCCCGCAGCGTCCATCCCATTGATAACCAACTCTTCGTCTTCTCTAGCAAGCCCCGCACCTACAGTGACCCGTAGAATACGTGTCTCCGTATAAAAGTCTTGAATCAGCTCCAATACTTTCTGCGCGACTAGCTGCCGAGTTCGTTTCAATGAATCGAACGGTACATCGACTTGGATAAGTCCTCTGGCTTCCAGTTCTTCAAGCGCAACACCTGATACCTCACGAGTTGGCGTACCAACCAACCCTTCTACACCAGCAATGCCAGCGATAGATTGCCGGGCCCGATCAGCAATACGATCTAACCCAG